CGCGCTGGTGAAGCTGGGCAGCCCGCCGATGTAGCCGCTTCCGCCGCCTCCGCCTGCGCCGCCGCCCATATACCTGTTGCCGCCGTTGCCGCCGTACCAGCCGCCGCCGCCCCCGCCGCCGGCGCCAGTTTCCAAGCCGCCATCTGCCCAATACCAGTCGCCTTGTCCGCCTTGTCCGAAAGACCCGTTATTGATTCCGCCTGAACCGGGTCCAGTCTGTGTTCCGCCATAGCCGCCGCCGTACCAGCCGCCGCCCTTGCCGCCCTCGCCGTTGGCCTGCCCTGTGCCGCCTCCGCCGCCCGCGACAAGCAGCACCGCCGCCTTGTTGCCGGACAGGTTTTTCAGCTCGCCCGTCTTCGTGGCGATGTGCGTCGCGCCGCCGCCCCAACCGGCGTTTCCTCTTCCGCCGCCGTTATAGGGATTGTTGCATCCGCCCACGCAGATGTAGTAGACCTCGCCCTTCTTGCAGAGCTTGTAGCCCACGCTGTACCCGCCTTTTCCATTGGTGTTGTAGTTGTTTCCATAGTTTCCGCTGCCATGCAGCGCCGAGTTCGACCCGCCCGCGCCCCAAACCTCGAATTTGTAAATGCCGTCATGCGGAATGGTGACGCTCTGCATCCCGCCCGTGTAGGCGTAGTCCTGATAGCTTCCCTTGCTCGTCGTAATCGCCATGGTTCACCTCACGTCGTTGTAATGTACAGAATCCCGTTCGAAAGCTGGAACCGGGCGCCGACGGGTCCCGGGTCGCCCTTGTCGCCCGGGTCGCCCTTGTCCCCCTTTGCGCCCGGCTGTCCGCGCTCAACGCCCAGCGTCAGCACGAGCTTCCCGTCGATGTCGGCCATCTGCGCCGTGCTTCCGCTGCCGTATTCCCGCGTCTGCGCCTGAATGTTCATGTTCGCAAGCCGCTGCGCCTGCGTGTTCGCCGACAGCGCCGCCGTGCTCGCCTCCGTTCCGGCCTTCTGCGCCGCTTCCGCCTGCGTCTTCGCGCCCTCTGCCGCCGCGTTCGCCTCGGAAATCGCCGTGTTCATCTTCGAGAGCGTCAGGTTGATTTCCGTCACCAGCGCGTCCCATGCGTTACTCTGGCTGGGCGTGACCTGTGTGCTCGGCGCGGGGCGGCTGATGGGCGTGAAGCTCCCCTCGTAACAGGTTTTCGCGCGCGTCTCATCCGCCGTCGCGCCGTAGCTCACATAGACGAATACCTTCACCGCGCCGCTTCTTTTCAGATACACGTCCGGGATATCCGCCATCCAGCAGCCCGTTTCCGCGTCAAAGGACGCGATGCGCGTTTCCGTCTGGCTGTCCCCCGCGTAGCCGTATTGCGCCTGCACCGTCACCACGTCCCCCGCGAGGAAGTCGTCCATTTCGGCCAGCTCGTCCGGGGTCGGCAGCCCGCGCATCCTGAGCCGCTGCCCCGTGTCGTATTGGTAAACCCCGGCAATGGCCGCGTTCTTGTGCGTCTTGGATTCAAAATTGGCCTCTATCATCTGATTTCGCCCGCCTCCTTCTTTCGCCTGACCAGCTCGGTCAGCACCTGCTTTTTCGCCGTTTTCTGCATGTCCCGAACCGCTTCTATCCTTTCTTCGTCGCTCATTCGTTCCCATCTGTTTCCGCTCATCATCGCGCGCAGGCCGATCACGTCCCTGCCGCTTCCGTTAAAGAGCGTGTCCGCGTAGGTGCTGTTCGCCCAGCGCTTTTCCTCGTCCGTCAGGCGGATTTTGAAACCCTCGTACTGGTTAAACCCGACCTTGCCAACCTTGAGTTCCTTGGCCAGCGTCTTGGTGACGCTCACCTCGTACTTGCTCGCGCTGACCATCTCTCCCGGCAGAAAGCCCGTTTCCCCTGTCCGACGGCTCAGGTCGATCAGCGTGTCAAGCGCCGCGTCGTTCTTTTCGCCCAGCGTCGTCCACGGGGTCGCAAAAGCGTTGAGGAAATGCAGCGCCGCGTTTTGGTTCTCCTGTCCCCAGTTGTAATAGCCGTTTTGCAGCGTCGCGTCGCCCGTGATGTCCGTCTTGACCGGAAGCGTCTGCCGCAGAAGCGGCCAGTTCTGGATGATTTGACGGTTGAGGAATTGCTTCACCGCGTTTTGGCTGTACACGTCCCGCACATAGGAGTCTGTCACCTTGGCCAGCGCGCGAATCGCCGAAGGGGTCAGGCGGCTCGCCTGATTCTCCGCGATGTTCTCTGCAATGTTGCTCGCAATGCCTGCCGCGTCGTTGTAGCCGCTGAACAGCGCGCTGAACCCGGAAAGGAACGAGTTGTCAAACAACTGGTTGCCCGTTTCCAGCGCCGAACCGTAGAGCACCGTTCCGATCAGCGCCGGAACGTTCACGTCGTCGCCCATCTCTTCAAGCGCCCATGCGATCTTCGCGCCGATGTACAGGGGCCCGCTCGAAGGCTGTGCAAAGTCAAGCGGGATTTCCCAGTCGCCCAGCTTGAAATATGTGCTGTAACTCCTGCCCTGCGCCTTGCGGATTACGCCCAGCTTTTTGTCTTCCTCGTCCTCGCGTCCGGGCTGAATCGCGCCGAGTCCGGCCAGCAGCGCGCCGACGACGGCCACGCCGGTTCCCGTCAGGCCGCGCCCGAGGTTCATCACAAATTTTCGCTGGTCAAAGTTCGCGCCGCCGTTGCGCTTGCCGTCCCATAGGCCGTATTGGATGATTGCCCGCGCCAGTCCGATGGGGCTGTACTGCATCATGCGGCTTGCGACGTTTGTCGGCGTTTTGAGGAAGGGCATTATGCTCGTAATCATAAGGTCGATCATCGGGCTTCCCCGCCGCGCGCCGTTGATGGCGTTGGCGATTTTGTTGTCCTCCTGAAAAACGCGCTCCGTCGCGCGAACCGCCGCTTCCGTCTTCATTTCCTCAAGCGTCATGTCGCGCAGGACTTTGACCTCGCGTCCGTCTACGCGCTGCGTATCGGGGATTTTCGTTCCCAGACGCTTGATGACGGCCAGCTCCTCCGTATAGCATTGCTCCCAGAACGGGCGGTCGCCCACCTGCATGGCAAAATCCACGATGTTCTTGTAGGCTTGCAGCCATTCGTTGTTGAAGGTGCGGTTGTTGTGGTTCAGGTCAAAGCCGCTTCCGTGGCCGGTGTCCGCGTGCGTCACGAAATGGTCCACCATCGTCTGTCCGATCTCGCCGGTAAACGCTTCCCGGCCTGCCGCCCGCTCCGCGCGGTTCGGCGCGTCCGTCGTTCGGTTGCCCGTCCGCTTGGTGATATATTTTCTTTCAATCGCGCCGCCGATCTTCTCGCTCGCCAGCTCCAGCGGACGAATGAGAATGTTGCTGGAAACGTTCTTGATCCACGTCTTCGTTCCGGATAGCATGTTGGTATATCCAAGGGCATTGACCTTTCCCATCATGCTGTCCTGTACGACGTTAGCCTGCGCGTTGTAGACGCGCTGCAATGCCGTTTTGCCCTCCGTCGTCACCGGCATACCCTCAAGGTCTGCGCCCTCGGCATAGAGGAATGTGCTCATCTGCCCCGCGATGTAGTTCAGGTCGGCTTCCGTCACCACCGCAAGCCCCTGTTTCATCGCTTCGAGCTGCTGGCAGAGCGTCAAAAGCCCGTCGCCGCGCACATTGTTGTCCGTTGCCAGAATGGCCGCCAGCATGCGTTCCTTCACGGTCGCATAGCTGTATGTGTCGCCGACCAGCTTTGTCCCGTTAAGGCCGTATTGGTCGATGAGTTCCGTCTTCCAGCTTTCAAGCGGCATGTTCCACGGGTTGTCATATTGCACGTCGGAAGGCAGCTTGTCGATCTGCCGCTGAATCAGCTCCGCCGCCGTATAGACCTTTTCGAGCACCGGCGGCAGCGGTCTTTCAATAAAGCTGCCCTGCACCGCGTCGCCCGACGCGCCGCTCGCGCCCGTCACAGCCTCCTGCGGCAAAACGGAAGTCCTGCCCTTGTTGAACGGGTTGTCCGGGTCGAACTCGCCCGTCTGGCTGGCGTTCTGTTCCGTCTCGGCGCCTTCCTTGCTTCTCTGCTGTCTGTCGCGCCATCCCTTCACCGGCGCTTGGCTGCCGACGGGGATATCGCCGTCCACCAGTCCCTTTTTCGCGTTGGCGTGGTCGGCTTTCTTCGCCGCTTCCACCAGCGCGCCCTCCGCAGTCAATTTCCCGATGATCTGTCTGGCCTGCAGCGCCTGACCGGCATTTGTGCCCTGCTCGTCATAGGCCTTCGCGATCACATAAGCCGTCGTCATCAGCCCTTCGTTCTGCGCCCGGATGCAGGCCACCGCCGCCGCCGCGTGGTCGTCTGCCGTCCATCTGTCCCGCGCCAGCAGGTCGTTCACCACCGCGTCAATGCCGCGCGCGTTGATATCGTCGTTCGCCCGCTGCACCTGCTCCCGGTTGGTCACGGTCTCGTACTGGTCTCCGCGAAGGAATTTCTTCACGCCGTCGGTCAGCACGTCAAGCTCCTGCGCCGTCTGGTTGCCGAATTGGCGCGGGGCGACGGCATATTCCACGTCGTTTGGCATATCATAGGGATTGACACTGGCGTTGCTTTGTGCTACACTGGTGTCAGAAAGAGATGCAGTCTGACTATCGTGTGGGGCGCTTTGACGTCCGGCGGTATACTGCATCTCTTTTTTTGTCATTCCGACAAAATCATAGAGCAGCATTGAGCCGTCTTTCTTCGTCCCAACGATCACATCCGCGTCATACATCTGGCCGCCAACCTCAAGCTGAACCTTCCCACGTCCAAAGTCCACAATATTGTCTGTCCGCTCGTGAGCAGGCTTTTCGCTGACGTAATCGGTCGATGCCTGCAAAATTTCGTCCGCATTGTTCGTAGCGCGCATCTTGTCGGCGTATACGTCCGGCTGGCTGTGTTTGAGCCACCTTGTATCCTTGGAGCTTGTAATTTCTCCTCTAGATTTACCGGTGATCTGAATCTGATTGCTCCCGACGGTTACGCCGTTCGGGAATTTTTCTTTCAGCGCCCGCTTGACGGTTCTTGCCCAGTCCTTTTGAGGAACGCCCGCAAGAATGTCCTCTTCAACCGAAACAACGGGCTTTCCCTTTTCATCCCGTCTGATGGCATATTCCATCTCCGTCTGTTGTCCGCGCGTGACCTCCCGCTCTATGGGCGCGGTCTTTCCGAACAGCTCGATGGTCGCGTCCTCGCCGCCCATGCCCTTTTTCCACGTTCCGGCTTCAAGAATGGCCTGCCTGAGCGCTTCCCGCGCCCTGACCAGCGCCTCGTAGTTTTCTGCCTCCGCGCCGCCTGCCTTTTGGGCTTTGCGTCTGGCTAAAAACTGCGTCAGCTTGTTGTAGACCCGAATCGGGAAGGACTGCTTCGCGCCCAGCAGGTCATATACCAGCGTCTCGCTGCCCGTTCTGCCCCATGCGCCAAGGGAAGCCATCAGCTTTTCCGTCGCCGCGGCGGCCAGCTCCTTGTTCACGTCGCAGGGGAGACCCGCGTCCTCATAGGTCTTGCGGATTTCCGCCGCGTCTCTGTCCATCGCCTCTGTATTGCCGCGATAGGCCGCTTCCAGCGCCGCCTTTTCGTAGGCCGCATAGTTCTTCGTGCTCTCGATGTAGTGCGTCAGCTCGTGCATGACCACCTGTCGCATCTGTTCGCCCGCGCCGATTCGGCTTGAGAGAATCAGCCGCCCGTTCTCTCGGTCGTAGAAGCCGCGAACCTTGTCTGCCAGCGGCATGACGATCAGCTCAAGCCCCGTCTTCTGCTTCAGGCTGCTGGCGAGCTTCTGCGTCACCGGGTCAAGGTTGCCGCGCGAAACATCGGCGTTCAGATAGTCTTCCGCGCCAACTGCGCCGATGCTGGCCTCCATCCCGCCCAGCTTGCCTTTCAGCTCGCCGCTTCTGTCCAGCAGATTCAGAATTTCCGTCTCCGGGTGCGCGCTCGCCTCGTCCATCCGTCCGGGGATTTGCGCCGCCAGCTCGCGGAAAAAGCCGCTGTCAAGGTCAACGTCCGCGCTCTTGCGGTTGACGCGGAACTGTGTGCCGTATTGGCGGTTCACCTGCGCGATTGTCCGCAGTCCCGTCGTGTGCAGCACCTCGGCAATCTGCTGTTCGTTCAGCCAGATGCGCTTTTTTCGAATGTCCCTGACCACCGGGGCGATCTCGTCCATCTCGCTCTGTGTCTGCTCCCGCTCGGTCTGCCTTTGGTATTCTTCCTGCGCCTGCTGC